TACAGTATAACCAAGACCTGCATTAGTTATGTAAATCGAAGTTACTACACCTGCAGAGTTAACATAAGATCTTGCAGTTGCCGTTATTCCACCTCCAACTGGTGCAGGACTTATAGTTACTGTTGGAGCAACCTCATATCCAGATCCACCAGAAGTCACAGTAATAATTCCAACGACTCCATTACCAATGGTTGCGGTTGCTGCAGCACCTGCTCCACCTCCACCAATAAATGCAACAGAAGGTGGTGTAGTATATCCATATCCAGGGTTTATGACTTCAACTCCCTGTACTTTATAGTTTTCAGTATTTCCATTACAATCAACTAATCCACCAATAAGAGTTGCAATACCTACAGCAGTAAGTCCTCCACTTGGAGCAGAAGATATTGCTACTCTTGGTGTTGAAGTGTATCCATTGCCTCTATTTGTAACGGTTACAAACCTTACACCACCATTAACAATTTCTGTAATTGCGGTTGCAGTAACTCCGGACCCAACCATTGTCAACGACTGAATGTAACCTTGTTCTTGAATATTGTCGTCAATTTCTTCAACGCCAGTATCAATAACCTCATCTTCATATCTGAAGAGTTCACATCTCAGTTCATAAACATAAGTATTTTGAAGTTGATAGAATGGTTTTTCGTGCTCAACAAATTTAATTTCAAATAATCTATCTCCAAGTGGAAAATAAACCAAATCCCCTTCTTTTGGTCTTGTGGATAATTTTATATCTGGTAAATTTTTTGATAATGGAGAAATATAATTTTCAAATCTATCTCGTGAAATAATAAGAGTCAAATCATTTAATGGTTGAACTCCGAACTTTGAAAGTATTGTACCTTGACCCTCATATCCATCATAAGTATCTACATATGCTTCTATAGGATATGCATTACTAAATTCAGATTCTATTACTTCCTTTATAATTGTTTTTTCCGTAATGTATCTTCTAGGAATATAATAAACTTCAACTCCATACATACGGAGTTGCTCATTAATAAGATCTTGTATAAGACCTTGTTCGGTTTTTGAACCTTGAAGAAAAAATGGATTTAGCATATTATCCAATCATATCTAAAGGTGGGAGTTCATAAGTATTTGACATTTTTTCCATAATAACATCAAGTTCTTTTTGAGCATCATCATATATTTGTCTACCATTAAGTTCTACACCACCAGGAAGTTTTACTCCTTGGAACTTAATTAAATTCTGTCCCCATTGTTTTTTGATAAGAGAAGTTAAGTACATTTTCAAGAATGAATCATTCCAGACTCTAGAATAATCATTTGGGTCCAAAGTTCTATAGCAATCAATAATAAGATAATTCCCAACACTAACGGAACCCCAATCAATATCAAGATACAATCTATCCTGTCTCTTGTTGAATCTAATTTGTTTTTGTGTTGTAAGTAAAAACTCAATGTCTTCTAAGTAGGTTTTTACCATTGCATAAGTTAAAAGTTCAGTTGATCCCCAATAGTAAATATCATTTAAGAATAACTGATATTTCACACTAAACATGTTGTTTGTGATGGTGTTGGTTCCATCAAAATGAAATATTTTATTAACACCAATTACTGATGGTGGAATCTGTAAATAATTACCACTTTCATAATAATTAAATTGAGTAGTTAGACCGACGTTTTGATTTACCGTGATTGTGCTAATACCAACTCCAGATGTTGGTTGTGCTCTTCCTCTATCGATATCATCTTGAGTGATTTGATATTTTAAAAATGTTGGATATACTCCATCAAAATGTCTTTCTTGAAAAAACTGAATGGCATCATCAACTAGATCGTCAATCTGCTCATCCGCAACGTTAATTTCTAAAACTGGAGCACCCAGTTTTCTCTTGCAATAATCAATTAATTGCTGTCTAGTTGATGGTTGTGCCATTAGAATTTAGATACAACTTCTTGCTGTTTTAAGTATAACTTAATATAAGATTTAGCATAATTTTTAATTACTTCAATATCATCTATACTATCTATATCTCTAGAAAGTTTTTCATATTCGAACATTTTATTTACATCGTCTAACTGGATATCATTTGGATTCATTTGCGAAAGCCCTCAATAAATTTTTAATTTCTTTCAAATCACTTTTTATATCAAATAATTCATCTTCTAAATTTTGAATTCTTTTGGATTCGGATTCTTTTATTCTTTTGGTATTAATATAATTCAAATAAGATTGCTTATCTGTATTCACTATAGCATTCGTTTTTGAATCTCGAAATAGATTTTTTTCATCTTGTACTTTTATTTTTGTCATATCAAGCAACAGCAATAACTCTAAAATCTCTCAATCTTGGTGGATATGATTGGTTAGTAGAAGTACCAATTAATTTAATACTGAAATATCTAAATGATTCTAGGTTATCGATAGTAAATTCATAATCCTTAAATGTTAATTCATTGCTTTCAAAACCAAGTGTATCATTTTTTGGAACAAATGTATCAGATGTTCCATCACTATCTGCAGGATCGATAACTTGCCCAGATTCAATCAAATTAGAGTATCCTGGGAAAGGATAATAAATTGGTTCTTCAGAAGAATCCTTCATAATTGCATACAATGCTCTGAGATCTGCGTAAGGATTAATATATGCAGATACGATTACCTTAATAGAGGTTGCGGCAATTTCAAGTTCAATTGGTTTAGTTGCATAAGTAAATGCTGATGGATCATCTTTCAATGTAGAAATTCTTGAATCTGTAGTATAATTTGAAATTTCATTATTAACTCTGTTTGATACGAGAATCATTCCAACCCTATCCAAGTCAATAACAGGAGACAATCTAGAATCCGAAGTTCTGAGATTAAATCTAAGTTCCATGGATTTATTTCCTGGAATCTCATTTAACTTAGAATCTTCATTTACTTTCGATGCAACTATTCTAGGAGTGGAGAAGTAATTATTTTCATCTAAAGAAATTGATGTAAATCCTTGATCTTCAAAAGATATTTCAGATCCAGATATACTGGTTCCACTTACTGTTCTCATTTCTGCAGATACTGCAGTTGTTGGATGATTTACTATTTTAGTAATAGGTCTCGCAACTTCAAAAGGAATATTCTGAGTGGATTTTGTATTAACACCACCTGATGATTTTGTAGAATTCAGATACAGTTTTGGTAAACTGCCAGTGGTTCTATCTACTCCATTTGTAGACATTCCAACCTTAATAGTATAATAATCAAGTCCAATAGGATCTACTACATCGGCATCTTGTAATTGATGTGTGGTATTAATCCTTCTCAAGGATACTCCACCAAGTTCATACTTATAAACCAGAGATTTTTCTGGGTGAGTAATTTGTTGTGTATAATCAACTCCACGAGTAATTCCAGTCAAAGTATTACCAACAACTCCTTCATAAGAAATAATTTCATTACCAATAAGAACATAACCCGGATTTGTAGTTCCTACACCAACGTTTTCAAATGTTGAGAACTCTGTAGAGAATCCTGAAGAAATAGAGATACTAGATGTAGATGTTGATGAATATTCTTCTGTAAGTTGAGATGGAGAAATGTCTGATACCGCATCATAAACTTTTACGGTATTTGTCAAAGAATGCATTCCATGATTTCTATGATTTACCTTTATATGCAATCCATCCGATTCAACAATTGGTGGTGATGGTATATAAACACCACCACCATTAATAGATGTTACACCTGCGCCAGTGAAACTGGAATAGAATAGTGTGCTTCCGCTACCGACAATGAAATCACCCTGAACGTTATCGATAATAAGTTCATTAGTTCCTGCAATTCCAACGACAGACAATCTAAGATTTCTGCCAAGAGAATTGATACCAATCTGAGATACTGAAAGAACATCACCTACCACATATCCAGTTCCTCCAATAGAAATTGTAGCAGCAACTGCAACTCCATTATCAATATGAATACTTGCGGTCGAATCTCTTCCCGTACCAGTTACTGATGTAAGTGGAATATTATCATAGGTCAAGTGTCCTGAAGATGGAGTATATCCTATTCCAGAATTTATAATTTGAATACTGCTGATTGAACCTGCAGATCCAACATAAGTTCCTGTTGCATTTGAATTAAATTGAGAAATCAGATTGCCTTCAGATATGTTACTATCAGTAATGAAGGTGCTTAAACCAACTCTAACTTTTCTTGATGTTAATTGTAAAGAGTCTTTTCTGAGAGTTGCAATTTGACTATTATTTTCAGTTAACTCTGGACTAAAGAAAGATATTGATCCTTCTTCTGTGAATCTAGCAGTATAAAGATTGAATTTAATATCTTCATACTGGCTTGCTGTCCAGGTTGATGCATTCTGTGATTTAAACAGAGATCCTAAGAAAGTTTGAGATGTGACAAAAACTTGAGCAGATTCTGGTCCTTGTGCAGTTGTAATATCAACTTCACCCAATCTAGAAATCCAAACATTGTATTCAGTTGAGTGGGAAATAACTACCAAGCAATGTTCCGTATTTCCCTCAAGATAAACGGGAGCTTGGAACTCAATGTATGTTGGTACAGATGCATCCTCGGAAACATTAATTTGCTCTGGTTCTAAAATTACAGTGCTAAATGGATAAACTTCGGTTGTAGGAGTTCCAAGTGACATTGGACGAAGTTGTATCATTATAGGTTCTCTTTCATCTTTTGATTGGAAGAAAAGTTCTATACTTGTAACATATCTTCCAGTAGAATCTAATTCAGAACCAACAAAGAAAGATTGTGCAAGTGGATCGTATAATTGATACCAAGCAGCACTTCCATATGGTGGTGGATTTGCTGGTCTTGGTGGTGGCCATCCTGGGCTACTTGGAGGACCTGGTGGTGGAGCTGGTGGTGGGAACCATGGGGGTGGTGGAGGCGGTGGTGGAGTATTGTCAATAACCCTTGTGGAAGTTCTTGTAATTGCTTGAGTAGCAGAGACAGTAGCATTTTGTATCTCAGTATCCCTTACTGCAAGATTGGTATTTTGATTTTCTGCTACTATTCCATCAGCATAGAAGTTTGCTTGTGCGGAAGAAAGCAGTGCTCCGGGAAGTGGGTTGTTGTTTGGATCACTAGACAATCTTAAAACTTTCGTTCCAGTTCTGAAACTTGGATTCACTGATACATTTGGATTTGGAACAAAGAATGATCCAATAACGACACCAGCTCTATCTGTAACCAATCTCACATTGGTTACTCTGGCTCTTGCACCACTCGATTGTCCCACTAGAATCATATTAGTAATAATAGATCCATAGAAATTAAAACTGCAGAAATCCGACAAACTAGTAGTATCAATATTCAGAATACTGGAATTTGATGTGTATACTGACGGTAAATCTTGATCTTGATTGTATGGATTTTTGATATAATTATCTGTAGGATTATTGAAAGGACCATATCTATGACTTGCTGTTGCAACTCTAGCTTTCAATTCTCTAATCGTAGATACCGATTGAGGAAGTTGATTTGACTGAGAAACAACTTGATCAACTATTGTAGATCCAGAAACTGTTTCTCCTACAACAAATGTTCCTTCCAACATTTCGATTTCAATAAGTTTAGGAACAATAAATTGATTTACGTTTTCACTATCAAAGAAAGCATAAACTCTCGAAAAAGGTCTCAACTTCTTAGCATTAAATTCAATGTTGCGAGATCTCATAAAAGGAGCAACATCCACATTCACAACACGACTTCCTAAAGAAATATTTCTTGTTGGATTTAATGTTCTGGTAGAATTACCAGTTCTTGTTGCTGTTCCAGTTTCTGTAGTAGTAATCGTTGTAATCCATCCTCTAGTAGTAGTTGTAGTGGTACTTCCTGTCCAGTTATTCTGCCAAGCATTCCACCTAACATTACTCCATCCACCTTGAGGATCAAATTCATCTTCCTCAAACTCAAATTCGGTAGTAAATGTTCTTCCCTCAAGGCCTTCTACTGTAAGTGGTTCTAATCTTACTTGGTCAACCCATATATCTGAAGATGGATTTAATTCTAAAATTCCATAATAAGAAGTAACCAAATATGGAGTAACATTTTCAATTCTAGTAGCAAATGGTTGACTAATTTCTCTTGCCAATTCATAATCAAGAGTAATTACACCTTTACCTGTGGAAAATGGATTTACGCCACTTCTTCTAATACCATTTCCAATAAGATCGGTTGCATACTTAATATCAGGGTTTGAATCCAATCCAGTACCAATTCCAACAAAAGATCTTGATCCTAAGAGCAAATCGATTTCAGTGGTAAATGGTGATGGCCTTAGTTCACCATTTTCAACATCTACACTATTTTTACTTGGGGATAACTTTCTTTGATATTTTGCATCTGTAAAGTTATCTACAAATATTCCCGACTTAAATCTATCTAAACCATTAGCATCTTTTATTTGAAGATTTTTTGCATTATTTTCTAGTAAAGTTAATGTGGTATAGGTTTCTAAATTCTTAATTCGAGTTTCTAATCTAGAGATATCTGACATTCTATATCTCTTATGCTCAAGTAAGTTAATACCAACATCCTTTAAATTGCACAGATATGGTGGTAAGGAAACTCTTGCAATTTCTAAAGCATCTCTAACTTCATCTGGAACTTGTGGATTTTCCTCAGGAGTTCCTTCCTGAACTATAATAGTTGGTTTTTTATTTGAAGTATCTGATATTGTAAAGTTATTTGTTGAAGTTGAGAGATAAATTCTATCTATTCTACCAAGATAGAATGAAT